ATGTGATGGAGCTTGGCACGCAGATGCCGGGGATGCCGCCCGAGGAGGAGCAGATGATGCCGCCCGAGGGGATGATGCCTGAAGAGATGCCCCCTGAAATGATGCCGCCCGAAATGATGCCGCCCGAAGGGATGATGCCGCAATGAGTTGCGCCGATTTCGTAGGGGCGTTGTTCCTGGCTCGGGATGTGGCGCATAGCGTCCATCTGAACACCCGCTCCTTTTCCAAGCACTCCGCGCTGAACGAGTTCTACGACAACATCGTGGACTTGGCTGACAAGTTCGCAGAGGCGTATCAGGGTCGGCATGGGCTGATCGGGCCTATCACGCTGCAATCAGCGAAGAAGACCACCAACATCTTGGAGTTCTTGCAGGACTCTCTTGCCGAGGTGGAGAAGATGCGGTATGAGGTGTGTGCGAAGACCGACACGCCCATACAGAACGTCATTGATGAGATCGTGGGGCAGTACCTGTCTACGATCTACAAGCTGAAGTTCCTCGCATGAACGGTCAGCTTGGTGAATTGCGCTTTGTGGTGCAGATCACCCGCAAAGACACGGGTAAAGTCGAAGAAGTCGAAATGGTCGGCTACTTGGACGAGGACAAACTGAAGGAACTGCAAAATGCCAACGCTGCCGCCGACCATTCCGATAACATCTGAACAGGTAGTCACGCTCATAGTCGATGTTGTCGGCACCACCACCGTTCGCACCTATACGGACGGTGCAGTGCAGCGCAACGCTTGGGAGACTGCTGAAGAGGCGCAAGCCTATGCCCAGTCTGTCGCAACTCAGGAAGGACTGGTGTAATGGCTGTCACCCACAGTACCGCAGCGCGTAACGCTGCTACCGACGCAGTAACCGCACTGATCGGGGCCAGCGGCAAGCTGGCGTTTCGCACATCTCCATCAACGGTAGCGGCCCCCGGCACCGTTGTGGCTACGCTGACCTTCAGTGCGACGGCATTCGGTGCATCGTCTACCGGCACGGCAACGGCCAATGCGATCACCAGCGACACCAACGCTGCTGGTAACGCCTCCCCGGTCGCGTTTGCCACCTTGCAGACCTCTGCCGGGACGGTGGTCATCCACTGCGCGGTGGCGGCGAGCGCCAGCGACATCAACATGACCAATGGCCTGACGGTCGCTGCGGGCGACACGGTGTCTTGCTCAAGCCTGACCTACACCGCACTGATCGCATAAGATGGCAATTCGGCACGTTTACAACCAAACGGTTGCAGACGGCACCGCGACCAGCGTAGTCCGTCCGAGTGACTGGAACAGTGCGCACAATCAGACGCTGTTCCTTGCGGGCAATACTGCGGGTGCTTCTTCGATCAGCGGCAGCGACATTTACTGGGCGGGTGGCAGCAACATCACCCTGAGCGCCAACGGATCGACTGTGAGTGTTATAGGTGCTGCGCAAACCGTAGACACCAATAAGGCGGGTACTGGGTTCACCAGCACGACGACTGCTGGTACTGCGATCACCGCTACGCTGGGCACCAATGGCCTGTCTATGGCCGTCCCGCAGTACCTGACGACCTACGTCAATGATCTGACATCGGGGCGTGCTGGTACGGGCTTTACCAGCACTTCTACTACGGGGGTGCTGGTCACCGCTGCGCTGGGTACTAACGGCCTGTCGATGGCCGTGCCCAACTACATCACCACCTACGTCAACGATCTGACCTCGGGCAGGGCGGGCACGGGTACGACACTCGCCACAACCAACGCAAACGCCACTCTTAACGTCAACACCAACGGTGTGGCGCTGTCCTTGAGCGTGCCAAACGACGACTACAACGGGTGGAACTTAGTCGGCAACACTGCGGGCACCAGCGGGTCTACGATCACAACGCAGGGCGCGCTCTACTTCTCGGGTGGCAACAACATCACCCTGAGCGGCAACTCCAACACCATCGTGATCTCTGCGGGTGCTGGTGGTGGTACGACCAATCAGACCGGCCCCAATATCGCTGCCAGCAACGGCACGATCACATCAGGCACGGTGGTCTTTGCAAACTCTAACGGGGTGTCCTTCGGGCTTAACGGAAGCACCATGACCGCATCGGTGAATGGTGGTGGTGTGACCTACTCGGGCTGGGCACCGCATGAAGACTATGTGATGGTCGCGGGTCAGCAGGGCAACGGCACGGTCTACATTGAGCCTCAACGCGCCCCTGCGTATGTTCAAGATCGTGTTGCGATCCCGATCCTGTACACCAACACATCGAACTCCACTGGCACCGTCACGCTGAGTTACTTTGTCGGCCTTTACACAAAGAATGCCAGTACGCTGTCTCTGAGCGTCAGTAGTTCCATCAGCGCAACAATAGGGTTTTCCGGCACTGCGGGTAGCTATTCGCTGCATTCCGGCCTTCGCTTACTGACGTTCCCGTGGAACTTGACGGTTCCCGCAGGCGACATCTACATCGCGCACCTGTCGCGGACTTCGACATCGAGTCAGAACGCCTCCATCTCGCAGATGCTGGTGAGCCAAGTCAACAGTAACTTTGTCGGGTTCTTAGGGCAGTCGCATAACACTACCCAGCAGTTCACGCAGGGTCAGGGCATCTACACTGCGACATCTTCCTCGCTGCCTAACAGCATTGCGTTCAGTCAAATTCGCGGCTCTGACTCCATTGCATTCAGACCTCCCTCAATCATGTTTATGAACGGAACAGTGTGATGATATTCGACCAGTTTTTAGACCCGTCCTACACACTTCCGCGAAAAGATCAGCCCGAGCAGATTGTGTGGAATGGAGTCAACTATTACGTCTTGACCATCTTCTTTGACACCATTGCTCTGTGCGTTAGGCGAGAGGATGCGGACGGTGGCGCTGCGTACATCAACACCTGCATCGTCCCGTACATCAAGGGTCTAACTTCGTTCCTTGAGCAGCAGCAACCCCCTGCCGCTGACGCTACGGTCGCTGAAGAACCGGTTGCCGAAGCACCTGCCGATGCACCTGCCGCTGACTCGCCGCCCGCCTAATGCAGCCACAGATCATCTCATCCTACGACGGTGGGGCGCATAACGCCGACCTCGACAAGACCATCTCCCGACTGACTGCGGATAAGGCTTACAAAGACCTGTCCTGCGTTCAGATCGTGCCTTGCTTCGGACAGATTCCGACTAAGGCAGTCGCCTCATGGATGAACCTGTACGCGCCTCCGAACGCTAAGTTCACGCGCCTATGGGCTGTCGGGATGGAAGTGGGCAAGGCGTTCTCATCGGCTATCGAGAGCATCCTCGCGCACCCTGACCTGAGCAAGTGGAAGTACATCATCACGCTTGAGCATGACAACATCCCGCCGCCTGACGGGATCATCAAGCTACTGGCTCAGATGGAAGCGCACCCCGAGTACGCTTGCATTGGTGGGCTGTACTTCACGCAAGGGCCGGGAGGCGTTGCGCAGATATGGGGCGATGTGAACGATCCGGTGGTCAACTTCCGACCGCAGCGCCCCGATCCCGCTGGTGGCTTAGTCGAGTGCCACGGCACAGGGATGGGGTTCAACGTATGGCGCATGGACATGTTCCGCGATGAGCGTCTGCGCAAACCTTGGTTTACAACTCAGACCGAGGGTGGGGTTTCCACCCAGGATTTGTATTTTTGGTCTGACGCTCGGAAATATGGCTATCGCTGCGCTATCGACTGTTCAGTCAAAGTCGGGCACTACGATCTAACTGGACAACGCGGCGGAATTGAAGATTACACATGGTGAAGCTCGATCTAGGTTGTGGCGGCAAGAAGAAGGAAGGGTTCATCGGCGTCGATCAGTACGCGATGGAAGGTGTCGATGTCGTCCTCAACATCGGCGTTGACCCTTGGCCTTGGGAAGACGGTACGGTCGAGGAAATCCACGCCAGCCACTTCCTTGAGCATCTGACCGCGCAGCAGCGTGTCCACTTCATGAACGAAGCGTTTCGGGTCATGAAGGAAGGTGCCAAGGCTACGATCATCACGCCTCACTGGGCATCGAACCGAGCCTACGGCGACTTCACGCACCAATGGCCCCCGGTGGCTGAGATGTTCTACTACTACCTGAGCCAAGCATGGCGCGACACCAATGCGCCCCATACTGATGTAAAGTGGAACCCTGCGGGCTATAGCTGCAACTTTGCCGCTACTTGGGGCTATTCCTATGGGCCTGAGCTTTCCGTAAGACACCCGGATCATGTCCAGTTCGCGCTTCAGAACTACAAGGAAGCGGCTCAAGACCTCTACGCTACCCTGACAAAGCCGTGATGTAATGGCTACTGCCTTTCAATCCGATGCGTTTCAAAACGATGCGTTTCAGATTGATGCGGCTGCGGGGCTACACGACGCAAGTGGTGCGCTAAACGGCCCCGGCGCTGCGCTAACAGGCGCAGCGGCTAGGCTAAGAGCCTTTGGCAGCACGGGTGTACTGAACGGCCCCGGCGCGGCAATTAGCGGGGCCGCTGCAAGGGCAACAGGCGCGGTAACCCACGCCACCTCAGGCGTACTCAACTCCCCCGGATCGGCTGTCACTGGTGCAGCGACCCGATCCCGAGCCTTTGGAAGCACAGGTGTTCTGACCGGCACCGGATCATCCCTTACCGGGGCGGCGAGTCGGTCTAGAGCATTTGGAAGCACAGGTGTCCTGACTGGCACCGGTTCTGCGCTTACCGGGACGGCAAACCGACTCAGAGCATTTGGAAGCGCGGGTGTCCTGACTGGCACCGCTTCTGCACTTAACGGTGTTGCACGGCGCAATACGCCTCACGCTGTCGCAGGGGTGCTGAATGGCCCCGGTTCGATCATTGTCGGCGCTGCAAACCGATCTACATCGTCGCTATACCCCGATCCCTCCCAAGTTCTTGAGGGAGTGGTGTATGGCCCCGGCGGCATTTATACTGGCACATTGGCAGTTACTCCCGGCGAAACATGGGTCGCCATTCGGTCTTTTACTAGGAAATTCTGATGTCACTCAATCTCAAGGCTGTTACGACCCGACTGGGTTACCAGCAAATCGCCACTCTCACATCGGCAGTTGGGTTGACTGTTCCCGAGCGTGATCTGAATGGTATGAGTTGCAAACCCGCTGTTGCGCTGATTGTTGCAGAGGGTGCTGCTGTTCGCTGGCGTGACGATGATGTCGATCCAACTGCCGCAGTCGGAATGCCTTTGGCTGTTGGCGTTACGCTTCAATACGACGGTGATCTGAACAAGATCAAGTTTATTGAGCAAGCGGCTTCAGCAAAGCTCAACATTTCCTATTACGCTTGAGGTGAATCATGGAAGTTTTTAATGATTACGCCGGGATAGATAAAACCGCTTTCCTTAACTACATCGCCAAGCAGTTATCGCCCGATGTGACAACGCTTGTCGCAACGCTGGATGAGTTGGCAACTCGGCAAGGCGCGCTGACCGCAGCAGCAGATGCGGTGAAAGACCGCGAACTTGCCGCAGCGGAACTGGCTGCGGCTAAAGATCAAGCCAAGGCGATCCTGGACGCAGCTACGGCAGCGGCGACGGACGCGGCTAAAAAGGAAGCGGAACTCCTTACTCGGGAAGACGATCTGATCAAGGCAGAACAGACGTTCAGCGAACAAGCCGCTGCCGAGGAAAAGAAACTAGCGGCTTTAGCGTTGCAGCTTCACGCAGCGCAAGATGACCTGACTGCGGAGCAAGAGAAACTGCGCCTTGCGCAAGAGATTCTCGCCCGTGACCGCGAAGCACTGGATGCTCGGATTAAGGCATTCCAAGATAAAGTTGCAGCATTGAGCGTTTAAGGTATATTTACGGCACTAGCGCCGACCGCTAGGGATTCTTCGGAATCAAAATGGAAGAGAACGAAGTTGTAGTACCAGCGGTGGTGGACACCCCCGCGCCGGAACCGGAAGCCACGGCAGCGCCGGAACCCGAAGTAACTGAAACGCCGGAACAGCCTAAGACTTTTACGCAAGAAGAAGTCGATGCTCTGATTGGCAAGCGGCTGGCCCGAGAACAGCGCAAATGGGAACGCGAGCGCGCTCCTGCCCCTCAAATTGAAGCTCCACGCGACCTCCCGCCTCCCGAGCAATTTGAATCTGTCGAAGCGTATGCCGAAGCACTGGCAACCCGCAAAGCAGAAGAGATGCTCAGTAAGCGGGAAGCTGACAGGCTTCAGTCCGAGATGCTGGAAGCATTTCACGACCGTGAAGAGAAGGCTCGGGAAAAGTACGACGACTTTGAACAAGTCGCCTACAACCCGAATCTGCGAATTACGGAGGTGATGGCTCAAACGATCAAGGCTTCCGATGCTGGCCCCGATGTAGCCTACTACCTTGGGACTAACCCGAAAGAAGCAGACCGTATCTCCCGTTTGACACCCTTCCTCCAGGTAAAGGAGTTGGGGAAACTTGAGGCGAAACTTGCTGATAACCCGCCCGTCAAGCGTACTTCATCCGCCCCGGCACCTATCGCGCCGGTAACTGCCAGGACAACCGGCTCGCCCGCTTACGATACGACCGACCCCCGTGCCATCAAGTCCATGTCCACTTCGGAATGGATCGAGGCAGAACGGGCACGGCAAGTCAAAAAGATGCAGGCCAAACTTCGTTAAGGACTAAAAGTGGCAAATTCGATTCTTACCATTGACATGATCACGAGGAAGGCTCTCGAAATTCTCGAGAACAACCTTGTGATTACCCGCAACGTGAACCGTCAGTACGACGACAGCTTCGCTGTTGAAGGTGCCAAGATCGGTTCCTCACTGCGCATCCGTCTGCCCGACCGTGCGCTGGTGACTGACGGTGCCGCCCTGCAAGTGCAGGACGACAACGAGCAGTTCACTAGCCTGACCGTTGCATCGCAAAAGCACATCGGCGTGAACTTCACGACCGCTGAACTGACGATGCAGTTGGACGACTTCGCTGATCGTGTTCTGAAGCCGCGTATCTCGCAGCTTGCAGCCAGCATCGACGCTGACGTTGCCAACGCCTACAAGAACATCTACGCTTCTGTCGGCACTCCCGGTAACACCCCGGCGACCTCGCTGGTTCTGCTGCAAGCCCAGCAGAAACTGAACGAAGCCGCTGCTGTCATGTCGCCCCGCTACGCCACCGTCAACCCCGCAGCTAACGCTTCGCTGGTTGAAGGCATGAAGGGCTTCTTCAACCCCACCGACACTATCAGCCGTCAGTTCAAGAACGGCATGATGGGCACTGGCGTGCTGGGCTACGAAGAGATCAACATGAGCCAGTCGATCAAGCAGCACACTACTGGCGACTGGGGTACGGGCATCACCGTCACCAGCACTGTCTCCACCCAAGGCGCGACCACGCTGGGCATCAGCTTCACTGGCGCGAGCAAGACTTGGGCCGTTGGCGATGTGTTCACCATTGCTGGCGTGTTCGCGGTTAACCCGCAGACCCGTGAGTCCACCGGCTCGCTGCAACAGTTCGTTGTGACTGCCGCTGCGACTGGCTCCTCGACTGCTACTGTGTCGATCAGCCCTGCGATCTTCACCTCGACAAGCGCGCTGGCTACGGTCAATTCGTTCCCGCAAGCTACCGCTGCGGTCACGATGCTTGGCTCGGCGCTGACCCAGTACCCGCAGAACCTTGTGTACCACAAGGATGCGATCACCTTCGCCACCGCTGACCTGCTGATGCCTCAAGGCGTGGACATGGCCTCGCGTCAAGTTCACAACGGCATTTCGATGCGTATTGTTCGCCAGTACGACATCAACAACGACCGTCTGCCTTGCAGGATTGACGTTCTGTACGGCTACTCGACGATCCGTCCGCAGATGGCTTGTCGGATGTGGGGGTGACCTATGGCTGGCGTTCTTCTTGGTAATGTGGTCTTCGTGACTGCCGTGACCGTCAACTATGACGCGAACGTCACAGTCACCAATACCACACAGGAATCAAACGTCACCGTCCCCGGCGTTAGGCTGGGTGACTTCGTGATGGTTTGCAAGCCTTCGCACTCCACGGGTATCGGCATCGTCAACGCTCGCGTCAGCGCAGCCGATACCGTGGCGCTTACTTACGGGAACTTCACCGCATCCGCAGTGAATCCTCCCGCTGAAAACTATCTGTTCTGCGTCATCCGACCTGACTCGGTGACCGGAATTTCTCAAGCATAAGGAGTAAATCATGCCCGGATTCCCTAACGGTGGCGGCGGTTACCAACTTGGTGACGGCAACCTCACTGATATCACGTTCTTCACGCAAGGCCCGCAAGCTGCATACACCGCAGCCGCAGCCCCGCTGCTGGCGTCTGACCTCGCTGGTGGTCTGATCACCTACAACGCGGCAGGCGCAAACAACCTGCAACTGCCGACTGTAGCCAACCTTGAGGTTCTTGCGTCTAGCGTTCCCAATAACGGCGCATTCGACTTCTCAGTCGCTTCGCTGGGTGCTGGCACTGGCACGCTGACCACTAACACTGGTTGGACGCTGGTCGGTTCGATGGCTGTCGCCACTAACGTGTCGGGCCTGTTCCGCGCACGCAAGACCGGCGACCTTGCTTGGACGCTGTATCGGTTGTCTTGATTGCCTAAACCGCAATGGAGAGGGGGCAGCGATGCCCCCTTTTTCACATGGTTATATACCTTCGACATCAAGTACACGGCACCAAGGTCGCCATCTCAACTGCGGAAGCAGAACAAGATGAGCGAAACGGTTGGGAGCGGTATAATCCCGAGGAGCCACTGAAGCGTAAGCGGCGCAAGGAGCCTGAGCATGACGACCGCAACTGACCAAATCTATGGCGCATTGCGACTAATCGGTCAGCTTGCCGAAGGTGAAACGCCTTCTGCTGCCACCGCTAACGACGCGCTGGTGGCGCTGAATCAGATGATCGACTCTTGGAACACCGAGAGGCTGTCGATCTTCTCCACGCAAGATCAAGTGTTCACATGGCCTGCGGGGGTGCGCAACCGCACACTGGGGCCGCTGGGTGACTTCGTAGGTAACCGTCCGGTGTTACTGGACGACTCGACGTACTTCCGCGATCCGGCGACCAATGTGTCGTATGGCATCAAGCAGATCAACCAGCAGCAGTACGACGGCATTGCCGTCAAGACGGTGACCAGCACCTATCCGCAGATCATGTGGATCAACATGGACATGCCGCATATCGACATGTATGTCTATCCGGTGCCGATCCGCGACCTAGAGTGGCACTTCATTTCGGTCACTGAGCTTACGCAGCCCGCCAACCTGTCCACCACGCTGTCATTCCCGCCAGGATACCTGCGGGCGTTCCGGTACGGTCTTGCGTGCGAGCTTGCGGCTGAGTTTGGCGTTGAGCCTTCTCCGACGGTGCGGCGCATCGCTGACATCAGCAAGCGCAACATCAAGCGCATCAACAACCCGAACGACCTCATGGCGCTGCCGTACAGCATGACCGGCACGCGCCAACGCTTTAACGTCTACGCAGGCAACTACTGATGAAGACGCCCATCCTTGGGGCAAGCTATGTGGCCCGCAGCGTCAACGCTGCGGACAACCGCATGGTCAACTTGTTCCCCGAAGCTGTCCCCGAGGGTGGGAAAGAAGCAGGGTTTCTGAACCGCGCCCCCGGCCTGCGGTTGCTTGCCACCGTGGGCACCGGCCCCGTGCGGGGCATGTGGTATCACAACGGTTACCTGTATGCGGTATCCGGCACGCAGCTATACAAAGTCACCCCGACTTACACCTATATCGCGCTCGGTACGGTTGCGGGCACTGGGCCTGTCAGCATGTCTGACAACGGCACGCAGATTTTCATTGCTGCGGGAACCGCCGGAAGCTACATCTACAACACCGGCACCAACGTGTTTGGCCCGATCACCGACCCCGATTTTGAAGGGGCGCTGCAAGTCGGGTTCTTGGACGGCTACTTTGTCTACATCCAGCCCAACTCGCAAAGCGTTTGGGTGACAAGCCTACTCGACGGCACCTCGATTGACCCGTTGGACTTTGCCAGCGCAGAAGGCTCGCCCGACAACTTGGTCGGCATGATCATCGACCACCGCGAGGTTTGGCTATTCGGGCAGAACTCGGTCGAGGTTTGGTACAACGCTGGCGACCCCGATTTTCCGCTCACCCGCATCCAAGGCGCGTTTAACGAGATCGGTTGCGCGGCTACCTTCTCGATTGCCAAGATGGACAACAGTCTGTTTTGGCTCGGCGCAGATGTGCGCGGTCAAGGGGTGGTGTACCGCGCTAACGGCTACTCAGGGCAGCGTGTTAGCACGCACGCTGTTGAGTGGCAGATTCAGCAGTACAGCACCATCTCGGACGCGATTGGCTACACCTATCAGCAGGAAGGTCACTTCTTTTACGTCCTGACGTTCCCCTCCGCAAATAAGACTTGGGTGCTGGATATCACCACAAACTCTTGGCATGAGAGGGCAGCTTACAACGGAGCCACTGGTGAGTTTCTTCGCCACCGCAGCAACTGTCAGGCTACGTTCAACAATGAAGTGGTGGTCGGGGATTACGACAACGGCAACCTTTACGCATTCGATCTTGACGTATATGCGGACAATGGAATTTCGCAGCGTTGGTTGCGATCCTGGCGTGCGATCTCTCCCGGCGACAATGATCTGAAGCGCACCGCGCACCACTCGCTGACGCTTGATTGCGAGGCGGGCGTTGGACTGGAAGGCGCAGAAGTCTATATCACCTTGCTGGCTGAAACTGAGGCAACCATCACAACCGAAAGCGGTCTTGATCTGCTGCTTGCGTACACCCCCGGCGTACAGGGGTCTGAGTCCGAGGTCATGCTGCGCTGGTCAGACGATGGCGGGCACACATGGTCGAACGAGCATTGGCGCTCGATGGGTAAGATCGGTCAGTACGGATACCGGACGATATGGCGCAGGCTCGGCATGACCGTCAAGCTGCGCGACCGTGTGTACGAGTTGTCGGGCACTGACCCGGTAAAGATCGTGATCGTTGGCGCGCACATCGACGCAAGCCCGACCAATGCCTAACCCGACCACGCTCATTACTCCGCCGCGAGTCGCGTTCCTTGACCCGCGCTCAGGGTTCATATCGCGGGAGTGGTATCAGTTCTTCCTGACGCTGTTCCGGCTTACTGGCGGCGGGGCTAACTCCGCTTCGATAACCGATCTGCAACTCGGCCCGCCAATTCAGCAAGCCCTTGCAGAAGACAACGTGCTGCCGCTGGCAAGCACTGAACTGCAAGCGCAGATATCCGCGTTGACCAATCAGGTCGAGGCTCTTGCGCTGGTGCCACCGTACCCCGAGCCTGTGGGGCTGCACTACGCATCGTTCTCCGATACGACGACGCAGACCGCTGCCGCGATCAATACGGCATACGCGATCACGCTGAACACCACCGACATTGCGGAGGGTGTACGTCGCGGCACCCCTACGTCCCGAATCATTGTCAACGACGCCGGAACGTACAACTTCCAGTTCTCGCTGCAAGCTACGACTACTTCAGCGGCCAGCCACTTCATGTATGTATGGGCGCGGGTTAATGGTGTCGATGTCCCTAACTCCGCAACCCGCGTAGAATTCAAGGGTGCGGGCAACGATCAAGTTCTCGCGTGGAACTTTGTTCTGCGGATGGCTGCGGATGACTATTTCGAGTTGATGTGGAGCGTGACCGACACCGGCATCAGCATCATATCGTTGCCGACCATCGCGCCTGCTCCCGCAATCCCCTCGATCATTCTTACAGTTTGTGAGGTCACGATATGACCATATCCCTGTCCTTGCTGGCCGGTAGCGGCTGGCAGTTTTTCGACAACAGCGGCGACGTACTGACCGGGGGACTGCTGTACAGCTACGCGGCAGGCACAACCACCCCCGCCACCACCTACACCAGCGTCACTGGGCTGACTGCCAACAGCAACCCGATTGTGCTGGACGCAGCGGGGCGCGTGCCGAATCAAATTTGGCTGACTGACGGGATTGGGTACAAGTTCCGGCTGGAGAACTCGGTCGGCACGCAGATCGGCACTTGGGACAACATCACATCACAGGACACCGGCTCGACGGGTTTGTCCGCGTCTGCCATCAGCTACACCGCTGCGGGTAGCTCCACCGTTCGCACGGTACAGGCAAAGCTGCAAGAGTCGGTCAGCGTCAAGGACTTCGGTGCTGTAGGCGACGGGGTGGCTAACGATGCAGCGGCCATTCAGAACGCACTTAACTCGGGGGCCAAGTCGGTTCACATCCCTGATGGGGTGTACTTAGTCCAGTCCACGCTGACGATTCCAACCAATGTGTGTGTCTACGGCGACTCGAAATACTCTACGCAGATCAAGAAAGGTTTCAACGGCGACCTGATCGCGTTTGGCGAAGGCGCGCAGATGCACCGGCTGTACCTTGAAGGTCAAGGTGCTACCTACACTGGGCGCGGCGTTGTCATCTCGGGCGCAAATGGCAGACAGGTCATCACCGAGTGCAAGATCATAGACTTCGCAGGGTTTTGCATCGAGTTTGAACTGACCGGCTCAGGGTCGCAGTCATCGTTTTCCGACCTGTTGATTTCCCGCTACAACGGTTCTGCCGCAGGTAACTACGCGGTAAAGGTGCAAGACGCTCCCGAGTTGAGCGCCAAGCCCCGCAAGTTCCAGCAAATTGAGACAGGCGGTGCCAAGTTCATTGCGGTGGGTGGTTGCAACGACCTGTTCATTTCGGATTCGTTCTGCGGCGAGATTCTGCTGTCCGATGACTCCCGTGCGTTCCTGTGCACTAACACGCGAGTCGGCGTCAACGAAACCGCGATGGACATTCGCGGCAAGGGTGTCACTTTCACCGGATGCGCGTTTGCTCCGAGTCTGACGATTGTGCTAGGCACGGTGCCGGTGTCGATTGAAGGGTGCTACTTCAACGGCACGGTGACCGACAACACCGTCAACAAAGAAAACCTCATCAGCGCGCCTTCAGTCGCGTTCACGCCGACATGGACTGCCAGTAGCGTCAACCCCACAATCGGGGACGGCACGCTGCGCGGATGGTACGCACGATCGGGGTCTATAGTGACCGCGACGTATGAGGTCATTATGGGCAGCACAACAACCTTTGGCACCGGCACCTATGCGTTCTCGCTGCCGCGCATGTCCGCTAGTCCATCAGTGCATGTGGGGGCTGCGTATGGCACCGACGCTAGTGCCAGCGGCGCTGCCACTATGGGGGTTGCGCAACAACTGTCAGGAAGTCCCGGCACTATTCGATTGCAATCTACTGGCTCGGCCATTTGGAGTCCTACTGTCCCGATCACTTGGGCTTCCGGCGATGTGATCCGCTTTACCGTCACCTACGGAATCTAAACTATGTCCGGCGTAAAAATCTCCGATCTGCCAGCAGCAACTACACCGCTGACTGGCGCAGAACTAATTCCGGTTGTTCAGAGCGGCGTCACATCTCGCGCAACGCTTACAGAAGTTGTTACCGAATTAGCACCCGCGCCTGCTGTTGCACTAGGTAATCTGCTGATTTCTCCGCTTTATGCGGCATCTAAGTATGCTTGGGTTCAATACCTTAATGCGGGAGGAGCGAACCCATTTCCGACCACTAATGTTCCAGCAACTGGAACTAACGGGCAGTCGATCAGCTACTTCATGACCAGCAACATGGGTCTGAATGATGTCACCAATACCACAGCGGCCCTTTCAGCGTTTACAACGGTCGCCAATGGCTGGCCCCTTGTGGCGACACTGAACCAGTGGGTGTTTGTTCCTTTGATGTTTGACGAGACAACCACGGTCACCTACATCGGAACCACCGCGTTCCAAACCAGCACTTCGAAATTCGGGCAGTTGCGGATGCAGATATTCGCCTGTGACGCCACAACCCTCGCCCCCTCCACGATGCTTAGGGACTGCGGGGTCGGAACCTTGGCGTCCCTAGCAGGGCCGGGAAGCGATCCTCCAGTCGGCACGGTTATCTTCGTGTCCACAGGTGGTGGCTTCACCTTCACAGCGGGAACCCAGTATTTCATTGCGGTCTGCTACGGGAACAGTGATGGGACTACCACAACCGGCATCGCTTATCAGATTGGGCAGATGACCCCCGGCGCAAACTCGTCGCGTCTGTGGACTACGGCGAACTACCTTCCTTCCGCCGGTTCAGTTCTGCAACAACTTGCCGCATTTTGGGTAGGAACATCCGGCCCAGTACAGCACACTGTAGCGTTGGGAAATAACCCAGCATGTACCAATGTGGTCAGTTGGGCATCCCCGCACGTACTTCCTCATCTTTATTTCTCGACATGAGGAACCCTATGCAATTTCATGACCTGAGACAGCCATGACAGTCACCGTCAAAGTTCTTGTACCGGCAAAGATTGTCGAGGCGACACAGACGACGCAGTACACCGCGACGAATGTGACTACGATCATCGACAAGTTCACCGCCACCAACTACAGCGCCACCGCTGCTACGTTGAGCGTCAACCTAGTGACAAACGCGGACACCGCAGGCAATCAGAACCTGATCGTCAAGACCAAGACGCTGCAACCAGCGGAAACGTACACGTTCCCCGAACTGGTCGGTCAGGTCTTGTCCACAAGCGGGTTCATTTCGACCATCGCAGGCACCGCAAGCGCAATCAACATGCGGGTGAGCGGGCGGGAGATTTCGTGAACTTAGCCGAGCTTCCGCAGCAAGTCAGCAAGGATCAGATCGATGAGTTGCATCGGCACATGTTGTCGATGCCCCAGGCTGAGTTGCAAACGGAGCACCATTTCTCCCCCGGCATGTACATGCGCAAGGTGTTCCGGCCTGCGGGTACGCTGATTGTCGGCAAAGTCCACAAAGCACCGCACTTCTTTTTGTGCGCCGCTGGGGAGATAATTGCGTGGACTGAGGACGGCATGAAGCACCTCATGCCAGGAGATGTTGTCGAATCTCAGCCGGGGACAAAGCGGGTCACGCTTGCGGTTACCGATGCGGTTGGAATCACGATCCATAGAACGGATAACACCGACTTGGATGAAATTGAAGCAGAACTGATCGAACCTGACGACACTGCGCTGTTCGATGCCAGCAACAAGCTGAAGGAGTTGACATGACTTGGGTTGCAGTAGCGATTGGTGGTAGTGCGGTAGTTGGCGCGTTCTCTTCTAGAAGTGCTTCCAAGAGGCAGGAACGATCTGCCCGCGAGGGGCAGGCCATGCAGGAGCGCATGTTCAATAAGCAGAACGAGCTTAATGAACCGTTTCGGCAAGCGGGCATCACTGGTCAAAACCGCTACATGGAACTGATGGGGTTGGGCGGCAACACTGGCGCGGAGGGTTACGGTAGGTACGCCCGCGACTTCGGGATGTCGGATTTTGAAAAAGACCCCGGCTATGACTTTCGGCTGACTGAGGGTCTAAAGGCACTCGACAGGCAAGCGGCTGCGCGAGGTGGAATGATCTCCGGCAAGGCACTTAAAGCGGCGGGGCGCTACGGGCAGGACTACGCATCGAACGAGTTTGGCAATGCCTTCAATCGCTATCAGGTCAACCGGTCGAACCAGTTGAACCCGCTGGCCTCGCTGGCGGGCATGGGGCAGACCGCCACAAACACTATGTCAAACGCTGCTGGTCAGTTTGGCGACCGATTCAGCGCGGGCGCTGCGGACATTGGTAACGCGCAAGCAGCGGGGCGCATGGGTATGGCTAATGCGCTTGCTGGGGGCGTTGGGCAGGGCATCAACTACTATCAGAACAGTCGCATGATGGACTTGTACGGGCAGCGTAATAGAATGCTTGGCGGGGGCGCAAGCGCAACCCCGACCATGATCGACGCGGTTGATTACTCCAGGATCGGCTGACCATTATGCCCATCAATCCGAACATCGCATTGGGGTTTCAAGCACCTCAAATCGAATCTCCGATCAATGCCATGGCTCGCATGGCGCAACTGGAGGCTGCAAATCAGGAGAGCCAGCTTAACGCACTGCGTGCAAGAGGCATGGAAACTGAGATGCGGGAAGCGGAGAACTGGCGTAATGCGTTGCGGGGTGGCGGCGACTACACCGACCCCGAAGTGCAGCGCAATCTGCTGGCGGCGAACCCTGCTAGGGCGACCGATCTTATCGCAAAGGTATACCAAAGCAAGAAAGACGCTGCCGAAATCCGAAGCAAAGATATCGATGCAGCGGATAAAACTCTCGGCATGTACCGCTCAATGCTGCCGGGAATTCAAACTCCGCAAGAAATGGCCGAGTGGTACAAGCATCAGTACGATAACCCACTACTCGCAAGCACACCTGTTCGCGCTCACTCGCTAGAATCCAAAATTGCAGGCATTCCTGCCGACCCCGCCAAGTTTGCCCAGTTCAAGGCACAGGTCGAGATGGGCATGGATAAATGGCTTGACAGGAATCGCGGTATTGCAACGGTTCCGGGTGGGGCAATTCAGTCTGCATTTGATTTTGGTAAGCAGACGCCTCCGATTACAGAGCCAAGACCGCAAGGGCCGACCGTGGGCACCACAGCAGGTTCCCCCGGCAGTCCTACTCAGGCGTATCGAATTACTACTGGCCCAGACGGGAAATTACAAGTTGACACCGCGCCGATAGGTGGGACTGAAAAACCCACAGAGGCTGAAACTCTAGATGTCAGAGAAATAGCCGCAAGAGACAAGGCATACATTCCCGCTAAAACCGCAGTGTCCGCGTATGAAACAAAAGTCGCGGAGTATGTAAAAGACCTTAGACGATTGGCAGCGCACCCCGGCCTACCCGCGATAGCAGGGCCGCTCGACGCGCGGACGCCAACATTCTTCCCGCAAAGCGTTCAGGCAGAAACTCTGCTAAAGAAAATTTTAGGGACTGATATTCTTAGCACAATCGAAAATGCAAAGAGTGCAAGTCCAACTGGCGCTAGTCCTCTTGGGCAAGTGACCAATAGCGACCGAGATTTGTATAAAGACACCACAGGGCTTAGTCAATCTTTAGACCCTGCCTCCCTTAAAGCGGAGCTATTGAATAAAGCAACCGCCATTGAAGCTCACGCAAAAAGAATTCGCGGCGCGTTTAACGAAACGTATGAGTACAAGACCTCTCCCGGCGCTGGTAAAGGCAAGTCTGCTGGCCCTAAAGCGGGAGATGTAGTAGACGGGTATCTCTTCAAAGGCGGCGACCCCGGCAAAAAAGATAACTGGGAGAAGCGGTAATGTCTGGCCCATGGGAAAAATACGCTGCGCCGCCGCAAAACGGGCCTTGGGACAAATACGCTGCGCCGGATAGCGAAGCGCAGTTAAGCAATAGCGGCCCCGCAGACGCGCAAGCCCCCAACGGGTCTGTCTACAGGTTTCCCGATGAACTGAGGGCATTTCAGTTCAGCCGGGAAATGCTTAGTACAAAGTCGAAAGACCCAAAAGACTTAGACTTCATCGCCAAGAATTACCAAGGCTCGCTTGCCCCCACCCCAGCCCCGACGGAGAAGCAGGCTCCAGTTTCCGGCTTTGCAGCGCCGGGAGTGGGCTTTCTGTCGGGCTTGTCCAATGTCGGATTAGGCGCGGGTGAGCTTGCGGCAAAAGGTCTTTCGTTCTTGGGGTCTGACGCAGCGGGGCGATTCGCGTCTGAGACTATCCCTGGTGCGCGCAAGTCTATCGCCGCCGCTACGGCACCTTACGAAGAGCAGTACCCGATGCTTACTGGCGCGGGTAAGCTCGGCGGCGAAGTTGTCGGCACTCTGCCGGTGGGGTTCGCTGCCGCTGCGGTGCCGGGGCTTTCACCTGCTGCCCGCGCCGCGTTTCGCACTGGCGGCATGAACTTCGGCCCCCTTAGCGTGGGCAACGTCGCACTTCGGGCAGCAGCAGGCGGCACAGTCGGTGCAGGCAGTGCTGCGTTGACAGGCGATGATGTCGGCATCGCTGCGGGTCTTGGTGCGGCACTCCCCTTCGGGCTGCAAGCTGGCGCTCGCGCTGCACAAGGTGTTTACAACAGTCTGAAGCCGATCTTCTCACCGTCATCGGTGGCACTCAATGCGCTTCGGGAATCGGGTGGTGATGGACTAGAGGACGTTTTGCGGCAGACTCAGGGGATGGCTACCACCCCAGGTTTTCGCCCGACCTTGACAGAGCGCGCCATCGAGGGTGGGATGGTTAATCCGTCCCTTGCAGCACTTGAGGCGCGCTCTGCGGTGTCCAGCCGGGAGGCCAATAAAGCTGCGGTTCAAGTTGCGCGTGAGCGGGTCAGCGCACTGGAGGAACAAAAAAAGCGGATTGACGCTGAGATTCTAAGTCGGCAGTCGAACAATCTGCCTCCCGGCGATCTTTCCAAGGTGCAAAATGAACTTAGTCGCTCACTCGAAAGAGAATACGCTGGGCTGATTCAGCAGTCGGAAGGTCTTCTCGGACAGTCTCGGCAACTCGGGGGGACTCTGCCGGAGGGGCAAGCTGCCGCAGGGCAAAGCCTGATTGACTTGGCTCGGGCTGATAGAAAGGCATTCACGCCAACCCTTCGCGCAAAGTACGAAAATGCGTTCAAGTTGGCAGGTGACACCCGCATCGACATTACGCCAATTGTTGAAGAAGCCGAGAAAATCCTGGGCCAGCGGCTGGTAGACATCAAGCCAGCTAACGCGCCTGCTACGGTCAGGGCATTGGCTGAGATGCGCCCCGCGCCACCGCCACCGGAAATGATCGGCAGGGGGCCGCTTGTAAGTACGATGCGTAAGCCCGCATCCGCACCCGCCCCGATCCCCGGCGCTACGTTGGAGCAACTGGACGCACTTCGCAAGGCGATCAACCAAGACATCGCAGCAGCGACTGCATCGTCCGATCCCATCGCCGCGCAAAAACTGCGGTTCTTGGGTCAATTGCATCCGCTGCTGGACAAAGCTGCTGACGCCAGCAAACTGTCGCCCGAGGCAAAAGAGGCGTACACAGACGCGCTTGACACCTACCGCACTGTCAGCGTGCCCAAGTTCAAAACTGGTATCGCCGCAGACATCACACGCGACACCAGTAAGAACCAGTCGAAGTTGCTGCCCGATAATGTGGTGCGCGAGTTTGTGGGTAACGAAACTAACGCGCAGCAATTCCTCACTACATACGGACGCAATCCTCAAGCGGTTCAATCGTTGCGGGATGGGTTTGCGGACATGTTCCGCGCCAATGCTATCGATCCAGTAACCAAGGCGGTGAAGCCGGAGGCAGCGGCAGCGTTTTTGCAAAAGAACAAACCAGTCATCGATCTGCTACAGCGCAACGGTGTGGACATTCAATCGTCCCTGCAAGCCGTTCAGCAGCGCGCCACGCAGTTGTCCGAGGGCATGGCTGATCTGACCAAGCAAGCGGAAGCGGTTCGCAAAAAGATTCCGACTGGTGACCCGAAAGACCTTGTTACCCGTTTGCTGGATTCCGGGCCTGACATGGACTTCACATTGTCCAAACTCAGCCCCGCCGGTAAGTCTGCGCTGGCCGATGAGGTTGTCACTCGGGTGAACTCCATGTCGCCCGATGAGGCAATGAAGTTCCTGACCGATAAGCCCAAGACGATCACAAAGGCAGTCGGTGGTAAAGAGGGTTTCGCCTCGATGATGGACTTGGTGAAGTGGCGCGTGGAAGCGTCCAACATCGAAAAGTCCATGCCGAAGAACATCGGCCCGACTATCGCAGTGGATACCGGGAATGCGACACCCGCGCAACTGACCGACCTGATGACGTTGGCGAAGGACATCAAGCGAATGCAGTACGCAAGTGAAACGGCTAGGTCGGGGTTGGGAGTGGCATCGCCTGCGGCTAAAGCACTTGGCACCGAATCATCGCAGCAAGGTGGTGTGTCGGCATCGCAGATTCCTACACTGCTGGACTACAAGGTCACGATAGCCAAGAACATTTGGCAGAAACTTGAAGAGAAAGTGAACGCTAGAGCGGCATCACAATTGGCGCACTACATGATCACTGACCCTGATGCTGCACTCAGGGCACTGGAGGCACAAACAAGACGGCGCACCATGCTCACGCCCCCGTCTGCCGCATCGACTGCTGCAAAGGTAGCTGTGCCTAAAATAATCACCAATATGTACGGTGGTTCTTCTAACGAAAACGCACTGACTCAATGATCAAATACCTCCCGCTGCTGCTTCTGAGTGCTTGCGCACACACAGACTCAGTTACACAACCGGCTGCGCTTCTCACTGGACAGCACATGCCTGTCTGTTTCTTCGTCTGTACACAGACCGCTTCTATCATCGACAATGATGGTAAGGGCGCGGTGCATGGCGACATTTCCAATTCCGTATCGGTCAAGAAAGGGCCACTATGAAAAAAAACTTCGATCAAGCACTCGCATTAGTCCTCAAGAGCGAGGGAGGATGGGTTCACCATGCCAGCGATCCGGGAGGAGAAACAAACAAGGGTGTAACCAAACGAGTTTGGGAAGCGTGGATCGGACGCCCGTGCAAGCCGGGAGAAATGAAGACGCTGACCAATGAGCAAGTTGCGCCCTTGTATCGCAAAAACTACTGGGATGCTATTTTCGGTGACGACTTACCCGCAGGAGTGGACTATGCAGTATTTGATTTTGCTGTTAATGCAGGCCCGCAGCAGGCTAAAAAGACTATTCAAAGGGCGCTCGGGGTCAACGCCGACGGATCAATCGGGCCAATAACTCTCGCTGCAATCAAGGACGCTGACGGCTCCAAACTGTTGCGCGCCTTTAGCGCCGAGAAAGAGAAGTTCTATCGTGGCTTGCCGACCTTCGGCACATTTGGTAAGGGTTGGATGAACAGGATTGCTCACGTTGAGGCAGACGCCAAAACGCTGACTGCATGATCCTAGAGTTCATCCTGATTGCGGTGGGGATCGTATGGCTCCACCGCAAGATCGCCCAGCAAGACGCCAAGGCTAAGGCCGAGGCAGCGGTGGCGCACGCCAAGGCGTTAATCAGATGATCGAAGAACTGCTGGTGCTGATCATTTTCGGTCTAGTGATCGGTATCTGCGCGGTTGCTATTTTAGCCGCGTGGCTCTACATGACTGCGAAAAAAGATGAGTGACGAAGATACCCCAAAGAAGATCGACGGCAATAGCGCGCTAACCAGTGTGCTGTCCTACGTTGACAGTCCGTTCAAGCTGGCCGCGATTGTGGTCATGGGCGTGCTGGCCTTCGGGGGTTATCTTGTCTACGGGCACCAGGATATACTGGTCGATGCTTATAAGCGGGACGCGGAACTGCCTAAGCTCGACATCGCACGCATCGAAGACACCGTGCCGCTGCTGGTGCGCGAAACAGGTGCCGATGTCGTCGCGGTGCTGGAGGTTAATCAGATTCGGGGCACCCGAACTGTTATGAGAATGTACACAAAGGATGGCAGGATTAAGGCACAGGAAGGCAACACTGTAAAATTATTCACCGGCAACCCCGATAACGATAAAGACACCATCGCGCTGATTGCCAATGAAATACCATGCGGGGCATATACGCGAGCGCAGTCGGTTGTCGGGTTGTTTTATAAGGCAGAGGGCGTTACTTTTACCTGCCGAATTAGCGTGCCCCCCGAGAAAGACTCTTTTGTCGGTCAGATCACTTTAGGATGGCGCGAGCCTCCCGCTGATCTCAGCCACGTTCGCAGCGTGATGGAAATCGTTAGCGGAACGGCACTGAAAAAATGAAAGCTATCCCCCTTCTCCTGATCCTCGCAGCGTGTGGCCCCACCGATGGTGAGCCAATCGAAGTCAAGCCGATTGAGATTAAGATCACTGTCGAAGGCGGCGAACCGATTAAGGTTTTGCCGATTGTCACAAAAGACTGATGCCCGAGCGTCTTGATGGACTCCCTCGCTCGGATGCTCTGAGCGGGCAGCGGGTCTTGGATCAGTATGTCGATGCGCAGAATTCTTGGATGATGCGCTTGATGGCGGAAGAGCAGAAGTCCTGTGGTGTCATCGCTATCGCCGCTGTTGACTTTGCGCGGCGCATAAACCGGCTGTCCCTAGAACTCGAAACGCACGCCAACCGCGAAGAGTGGGGCAAAGCTCAGGACGCGGCTGCGAAGATCATGCAGCTTGGCAGGCTTGCCGAGCTTCGTATGCTGATCGTCCATGAGCGTTGCGACTCTGCGTTGAAGTTTGCGCTCGCCTGCGTCAACGAAGTACCCGATAGAAAACCTTAGCCGCGCCGGTATCGGTAGACCCGATCACCAGCGCGATCTCCTTGGCGGCGCTCTCAGCTTGCACTCGGTGCTGCCATAAGCCGTACTCCAGTCGCGGCTGTCCGTTGACCACCGGCACCCAGCGCGGGGTTACTTGCGTTCTCATACTCCTTCCTCCTCCTTACTTTCGCTCTGTACTTGAGTTGACGTTGTGCCGGGGTCATGGCGGCGCGGGGCTTGCGGACATCTTCCCTGTCCCCGATGCCGTACACCTTTAAGACATACTGCTTGCGCTCATTCATGCGCCACGCACAGATGTAGGCTGACCCCGCCTTGTGCATTTCCCTGGTGTAGTGCAGCACCGTCACATAGTGCAAACCGCTGCGCTCTGCCAGTTCCTCGCAGGTGTACTCGCCCGCCAGCATCTCTTTGACCAGCAGTGCGAACGATAGTGCGTTTACTTTGACTTGAGCCATCCGCGCAGCCTCCCTATTTCCACACACGCGCAGTCATAATGCGCTGGCCCCCAAGACCAGCAATTTTCACCGTGGGTGTTTCGCGCGGATGCAGCCGCTTGAATGGCTGCGGCAATCGGCTCAATCATCTTCGCGCACGCCTCACGCTCGGCATCGGCGATAAGGCAAGCAAACTCAATTAGTTCCTCAATGTACTCCGGGTCAACATCAGTGTGACGCTTGTACGCTTCCCGCACCATGCGAGTGATCTCTTCTCGGTTCATTCCCATGACAGAGGTTTCTCCATTCGGTCGCGGTCGCTGCGCTTAGTCAGGTCAATCTCTTTGACGACCTTGGCAAATTCCTCGCAGGGTTTGCACTTGCCGCACTTCTTCTGACACGGCTTGTAGATTTTCAAAATTCCATCCTCAGAGTGAACATCACGACACCGCCCGCAACCGTAGCAACGGCATCACGTTTGTCGAACTTGCGGTCATACACTTCCTTCGCAACCGCTGCGACCACCACCAACGCAAACGCATCGACAGGGTGCATCGGCGCTACTCCGATGCTTAGTCCGACGATGAAGTGCAGCAACTTATCCATTACCCCATCCCGTTAACATGATTGAAAGCCAAACAATGTACACAACCAGCACTGCTGCTGGCAGGATGTAGTTCACTGCGCTGAACTTGGGTTTTTCCACATGCAGTTGGGCGTAAGGCCCGAACGCCGATTTCATTGTGCGTGGTACGAATTGTCTGTTGCTCATGCTGCCTCCTTTAGTTGTCGATACCGCTTCACTGCGCTTCTCAGATCAGCCTGGGTAGACGCCTTGTCGTTCAATGCAAGGGCTTGAGCCTGATCCAATGTTGACTGCATCAGGATGCGGTGGCAGATCACCGGCACACCCTGACCTTGGCGGCGCACCCGAGCGTTGAACTGCTCGTACAGGTCAAGTGACCAGTTCAAACCGAACCACACCAAGATGTGCCCGTTGTCCTGCAACCCGTCGATGCCGTGGCCCATTGACGCCGGATGGCCGATCATCAGGGGGCACTCCCCAGCCTTCCAGCGTCGCATGGCACTGACCAGTGACCGCTCGCTCTTACACTCGGTCAGGTTGATCGGGTTCAGATGCTTGAACCGAGCCATGATCCGCTCTGCATCGCTTCGATAAGCATAGGCGCACAAAACCGGAGAACCCTGAGCCTCATCAATGATGTCCTCCAGCGCATCGAGCTTCAGTTCATGCACTGGCTCCCACAACGGCATCCCTGCCACGGGGTACATGGCCCCGTTGGAGAACTGCAAGCACTTATTGGTCAGCGATGCCTGATTGAACATCTCGACCGTGGTGCCACTGTCGAGCGTCAGGAAGAACTCACGTTCCATGCGCTCATACATGTCCCGCAGTTCCCCAGGCATCTCAATCTCGATGTCGTTGACCATCAGGTCGGGCAGCGGGTTGTAGTCCTCCGCGCTCATCTCCAACGTGATGTCACCAATCAGCGTCTTGATCTTGTCCTCAGTGTCATCGAACGGCACCTCTTTGTATGGCCCAATCTTGCGGTAGAACCGTGTGCGAAACGCTGTCTTGCTGGTGCCAAGACGCTCACCGCGATCCACTACTAGGAACTGACCATGCAGGTCTTTGTACCCGTTGCTGGCCGGTGTGCCGGTCAGTCCGGTAGACCAGTCGAATTGATCTGCGATCTTGCGAAACGCTTTCACTCGATTGGTATTGCTGTTCTTCATTTTGCTGATCTCATCCCACACGATCCCGTTGAACGGCATGGGGCGCTTCTTGGCTACGAAGTAGGTTTGGATGGTGTCACTCAACCACCCCAAGTTTTCGTAGTTGATCAGGTAGATGTTCGCAGGGCGCATCAGGGCGCGTGTGCGCTGATCGCGTGTGCCTGTCAGCAGACTGAACGTCAGGTCTTTGGTGTGCTGCCACTTCTCAGCCTCTTGACGCCACACCAGTCGGATGACTCGGATCGGAGCCACGATGATGACGCTGCGCAGGTAGCCCACTGACAACAGATGAGCCAGTGACGTAAGCGTGATGACAGTCTTACCCAGGCCCATGTCGAGCCACAACATCGAGGATGCATGGGTGGATTGGAAGTTGACTGCCTTTTGCTGGTAGGGGTGAAGTAGGTTTGCGGTCAGCATCCCATCACCATCAAGTCGATCATCAAGCAACCATCCTTTACATTGTCAATTACAAATACGTTTACTTTGTGTTGTCGAAGTCGATAATGCTCGCGGTTCTGAGCATCGGTGGGCTTTTGCCCTTCTCGTTTGAACTCACAGAAAAACATGAAGCCGGTGGGCAAGACAAACAATCGGTCGGGCACCGCTGCCCGCGATGGACTGGTGAACTTGTACGCTAGGATGTTCTTAGTCTTTGCGTATTCGCAGACTTTTTCTTCAATCCGCTTTTCTAGCAATCTCGACCTCAATGAGTTTTGCCAAGTAATGCGAAGCCTTGCGCAGGTCTTCCACACCGCCCTTCTCCTTCCAGCGGCTGACGTACTTGACGATGTTGCCTTCCAAATACCCCAGTTCATTTGCCACGATGTAGTCCCAAGGTTGGATCGCCTTGGTCTTGTAGTGCGTGCCACCATGCTGAATGTCGTTCATGCGAGAATCAGACATAGCTTTTCCACCTCCTTCACATAGAAATCAAAGTCAACTGGCAGCGAGATGTCCTTGATGTCGTTGCACACCTGCACACCCCATCCTGACTGCACACCGATCTTGCGCCACTCGGTCTTACCCTTGAGCGGCGGCATCCACTTCACCAGTGAGTCGCCACCTTCGGCAACGTAATACCGGCTAGTGTTCTGAATGGTCTTGTATTGCCCATTCGATTCGACGCTCAGGTACGAGTTGCGGGGCACCTTGATGCGGCACATGAAGTCCATGATGTCGGGCCATCGCTCAATCGTTTCCCGAATAGGCGCACCTTCAACCAGCACCTTCTCTGCGACCTTCGCCACCACCAGTGCTGAAGCGTCCTGATGCCATGCCATGCTGTACTCATACGCACCCTTGCGCTTGAGTGACCCATCTTCGTATTGCCCAATGTAGTTGTTCACATCGCGGATCATCATCGCGCGGTAGGTCTTTTGCTCCATCTGAAGTCCGGTCTGTTGCTCCCATTCCCGAACCCAATACTCAACCTGATCCACGCAATCGTATGGCAACCTGATCGTTAATCCGTCAGTGTTAGCCTGGATCATCTGCACCCCATGAAACTTGAGTAGTTTCTCGGCCAACATGCACAACAGCAGTTGACCGTTGAGCGTGATCTGCATCGTGAACAACGGGTCATAGAAGATGCTGAACTTGTTGTTGCTGTCACCGTAGACACCATTCAGCGCGAGCTTGAGCATCGCATTCTCAGCAGACCACTTCGGATAGCTTTTACGCTGCTGAAATAATTCCTGATAAATTTCGCAGAACTTGCTACCCAAGTGCGCAGGGTGAAACCCACACTGGATCGCCAGTGTCGGGTAGTAGCTAATGACATCCAAGTCGATGATGACGTTATCGTCATCCGACTCCACCACCATCGACTCAACCGATCCGTGAATGCCGCCAAGTCCGAACACAAACTCAAACCCGTTGATGTTGGCTCGCAAGTCCTTGAAGACACCTTTTGTCTCAGTGATCGACTGACCAAGTAGCCAGTTGTGAACCCGAACGAACTCAGGCTGACTAAAGTTGATCCACGGCAGGATCGCATCGCGCAGATGGATCACAGGACGCAGCGTCTGTAGTGGCTCGCGCCCATCGGGGCCGACCTTGTAGCACTGCACACCGGCTGACTCAAGCTCCATCGCAAAGTAGTCTTTGCCGATCTTCGTATCGTTGTGGTTCATGAAGTCGCGTTTGAGCTTCGCGCTCAGTTCTTCTCTGAACCGGATCATCGGCAGCGTGTGCTGATAGAACCGCTTTGTCTGCGCCACATCGTGCTGGTTGTACAGCTTGAGCTTTTGGATATCCTGGCGGTCAAGTGTGGTGCCAACCGGAAACGGCAGATCAGCAATCGAGTCTGCCCGCATGTTGAACTCCAAAGCCTTCAGACCAGTGCTGCGAGCTTTGTTGTCGAAGTGGTGAATCTTGAACAGGTCGATCTGCTCGACCATGCGGTCACTGGGCTTGACCATGTGCATCCATCGGTCATCGCCATCCTGTCCTTGAATGATCGCCTGAGCCTTGTCGTAGAGGGCCGCTGCGTTTGCCTTACCCATCCGCATGAACGCATGAAGCACCGGATAGTCGAACCCAAGGTTGTTGAACCCGACCATCCGATGCTTGCCCTTGCGCAACCAGTGCAAGAACTCCCGCAAAGCATCGGAGTCATTGCACCAGTCGCTAATCTCAAACGACCACTGAGCAGGCAAGTCCGCGTGCTCCACGGCAACCGTGAAGGCATTCGGAAAAGTCTCAATGTCGTAGATGAAATCCATGATGTTACTGAGGCATCATGAAGGGAGGCAGGGGCATCGCAGCAGGGGCAGCAGGAGCGGCAGGCGCAGCCACTGCACCGAACATGCTCGATGCGTCAGCAGCACCCTCACCAAACGCCTTGTCGTCGCCAGCGAACTGGATCGCCACTAGGTCGCAGCGCACACCGCGCCCGTGCTTGTTGTCCTGCAACCAAGGCTTGATCGCAGCGTTCACGCGGCACCCACCGTACATGGCGCGTGCGAGTGCCTGATAGGCCATCGTGTTACCAGCATCGACCGGCTGACCGTCAGCCTGGATCACCTGCGGGGGAATGTCCCGACCCGATGTGATGAACACATTGCCAGCGTAACCATCGTAGGGGGTGAAGGTCTTCTTGTTGACCTTCTCCTCACCGCGTCCATAGCAGCGCGTCTTGCGGTCACCGTTGATCATGCTCATCACGGTGTTGGCGTGCTCTTTCCATTTGTCGAGCGCCATCGCACCGTACCGCTGCATGAACTGGGCAAAGCCAGCGTGATCCTGCGGCATGATGAACTCGCAGTTGTAGCTGATGCGAGTCGCACCCGTAACTTCGTTGACCTGTTTCTGCGGCTCTGCGATGTGCGGGAACGACAGCCGTACGTTAGACAGATAGATGATGTCGGACATTACGATTACTCCTGAGTTAACCATGACGGTAGGGATTCCACTGCACCGAAGAGCGGCGCAGCGTTGACTGTGACAGCGAGTCGGCTGTCACTGGCAAGTGCAACGACAGGCTCGCCATACGTCTTGCTGACGTACTCGGACTCCATCGTCTTGAGTTGACGCTCGGAGAGCGTCTTGCTGGTAGCAGCGTCACCGCTGCCCTTTTCCCACTTGAGCTTTTCAGCCTGGGCGGGGCTTACAAACTTGGACACATACAGCGCGGACTTAGGCACACCCATGCGCTTAAGCTTGTCCTCCATCTCTCCATCGGAGTAGCGCCAAGATCGAGTGCCGCGACCGTTGACCAGCTTCAGACCGGGGATGGTCTGACCAGCACGCAGGCGGCGCTGTGCTTCCTCCTGCACACCATCGAGGAGGGTACGCATCAGGGGTGCAGCCTCCATGATCTGACGAATCTGATCGTCGCTCATGGTCTTGGGGTCTTTGTCTGCGCTTTGCTGCGCAAGGTCAAGCGGGGCCGCTTGAATGGGACTGAACATGATTCCTACCTCACTCATTACGTTACTTGCCAGCGCGGCGCAGGAGCCTTTAGCGCGGCAAAATTTACATTGACTATCACCGGGAATCAGCGGGGCATCAGGATCGTCTGTTGCATCCGCTTCAGCTTTGAGTGTAGCAGCATTATCGGCGAACCACGCAATCGCACGATCCTCAGTGCGAATTGCATCACTACCCTTTGTGCGCAGCTTGGGCTGAATGACCGTCAGCCTGATGGACTGGTACGGCCAAGGCTGCACTGCGACTGCCAGCGCACCGTAGGCATACTGCTCCATCTGAAGAACCGCACTGTCCCAAGCATCGGCCATCCCGTCCTTGTAGTCGATGATCTCCCGAGTGGTCGGGGTGATGATCTGACAGTCAACGGTGCCGCCCATATCGTCGCGTCCCAGCACAGACTCCGGGTTCACTCGCTGCTCAGAGAGAACCTGGGGGTGCTCACCCTGCATCTGAAGAACGAAGATACGTTCGCGGATGTAGTTGATGGCAACCGATACTCGCTCGGCGCGAGCCTCATCGACTACGAAGTCTCCTTCGTGGTCGGTGAGAGTCTTACCTACGAAGCTGTACGGGTCAGCAAGACCGTCTTTACAGCACGCCTCCAATAGAGTGTGCGAGTGAGTGCCGTCAACCGCAGCAGGCCCGGACGGTTGCTCCGGGTACTTAGCCTCCTCCCGGATCGAACCGGGGCACGCCCGATACCGATACCGCTTACTCGGACTGAGTGGTGCATGGGTGCTCACCGCAGTGCCTCAACCTTGCTGTGAAACTCACCGTAGTGCTCAGCCTTCACATCGTTGATGTTCGCGTAACCCATCCCGGTCAGGATGGCTTGAATCTCCTGACCCTTTGCGGGGCCGACTGCGCGATACACATCCATGACGTACTGGATGAGTCCCTTCGCATCCGCAAACGGGGCCGGTGCAGCCGCAACAACAGGGGCGGGTGCAACAACAGGGGCGGGTGCAACAACAGGGGCAGGTGCAACAGGCACGGGTTGCGGCACAACAACAGGTGCCGGTGCCGGTGCCGGAGCAACCTGAACCGCATCGGACGGCATCGGACGAGCGCCAGTCCCATACGCCGCAATGGTTGCGGTCAGTGCCGTGATAGCGGCAGTCAGTGCTTCAATTTTCAGTTCGATTGACATACAGTTTTTCCTTACGGGTTACGGGTGCTGCGATGGTGAGGCGATCTTCAACGAAAGCCTCGATGATTTCGCGCAGGATGTCGGCAGGTGTGCCGAACTTGATTGCCTTAGCGTGAAAGCTGCGCCGCGTCGAGCTTGTTACTCGCACGGTCAATACGTTATTTAGGGGTTGTTTATTCATCATGCTTGCAAGTGTGATACGAATGACCTACACTTGTCAACACCCCAGCGCAAAAAAAACCCCGCGAAAGGCGCGGGGCTAACAAGGAACACCCATGAACACAGGAAGCCGGATCATCATATGAGCATTTTGCAATCAGTGCAATCACATCCTGCATCAGTCGATGCGTATATCCGACATGGATGGAGTCTTGTCCCGATACCTGCTGGCACCAAGGGGCCGCGCACCCCTGCATGGAATCTGAAAGAGAACGCACTGCGCAGTCAGACCGATCTGCCTGCGGGCTTTGGCATCGGACTGGCCCATGCGTACAGCGGCACGATGGCGCTCGACATCGACAACTGGGACGCAACGGTCAAGCACGGTATTGATCTAGCTGCACTCTATGCTGCGCCTGATGCCGTGATCGTTGACAGCAGTAGGCCAGGGCACGGCAAGTTGTTATATGCGATGCCATTCGCATTGCCATCGAAGAAGATCATTGTCGATGGTGTAACCGCTTTCGAGCTTCGATGTGCAACTGCATCGGGGTTGACCGTGCAGGATGTGCTGCCGCCCAGCATTCACCCTGATACGGGTCAACCGTATAGGTGGGCTGGCAGTGGTCATTGGACAAGACTGCCACTCATACCTGAGTCGATTCTGTCCTTATGGCAGTCGATGCTTGGTGAGGATAGGTCGCGCAGCATTCCGACAGATGGGCCAATCGGTGCATCGTGGAGTGAGATCAGGTCCGCAGTCGATGCGATCCCACCTACCTGCACCCGCGATGAGTGGATCAGTGTGGGCATGGCGCTGCATTACGCAGGCACACAAACAGATCAACTGCATCAGGCGTTTTACCTGTGGGATCAATGGTCACAGGGCGCGCCTTACAAATACCCTGGCCCGCACTCGATGGTGGTGCAGTGGTCGAGCTTCAAGCCTGACAAGGCTACCGCGGTCAAGCTCGGCACCCTGTACTGGCTTGCCAAGGAGAACGGGTGGGTGCGCCCACCTATTGACGTAGCTGGCTTGTTTGCTGCAATACCGACACTGGCTCCCGCGACGTTGATCGAGGAGTTCAAGCCACCCGCACCTGATATCGATCTGAGTCTGTTCCCAAAAGTTTTGGGCCAGCGAGCGCAGGAAGTTAGTGATGCAGTCGGATGCGATCCGCTGATTCCGCTCTTTGCTGGCCTGGGTGCTGTGTGCGCGGTGGTCGATGCGCGCATCAGGCTGGAGTTGATGCCAGGGTTCAAAGTGCCGCCGATTTTGTGGCTTATGACAGTCGGCGCGCCAGCAGATAAGAAAAGCCCAGGTAGCAAGCCTATGCTGACCGTGCTCAAGGCCATCGAGCTTGAGGACCGCCCACGATATCAGCAGGAGTTGCTGGACTGGGAGGGTAAGGAGGCAGCACATGCCGCGGCTAAGCGAGCATTCTTAGAGTTTGCAGCCTCACCCGAGGCCATGCTCGGTGGGTCACAACCACCCATCGTACCCAACCTGCCCGCGGCACCCGTGCCGCTACGCTTTACGGTGTCGGACATTACGTCACAGAAACTGGTGCGCAGTGCGGCAGAGCGTCCGCGTGGGCTGTTGTGCTATCTCGATGAGATGTCGGCCTGGGGTAAGAAACTGACCGATAAGAACAGCGGGGAGGACCGCTCGGCTTGGGTGGTGTCTTATGAGTCGGAATTTTATGAGATGGACCGAGTCGGTGCTGGAAGCATTTTTTGTGAGAATTTAGCTGTTAGCATTTTCGGAAACATTCAGCCCCGAGTGTTCTCCGAACTATTGCCGAACATGTCAGCCGATGGGCTATTGCAACGGTTCATCCCCGTAGTGCTACGGGGTAACCGCACTAGGCTCGGCAACCCGTTGCCCGAGTGGGCCGGATCGGCTGCGCAGTGGGAGTCTATGCTGCGCACAATTTACTCGCTGCCCGAGCAGACCTACACGCTGTCAGATGACGCCTACACTGAATTTCGAGCGTTCCAGGCGTGGTATGAGGAACGCAAACAGGATGAGCGGCTGTTACTGTCGAACGATACGTTCATGACCGCATTCGGCAAGCTTGAGGGCACCACGGGCAGGCTTATCCTGATATGGCACATCATGGAACACCCGTATCAGTCACGGGTAGATGTGCAGACTGTGCGCAGGGTTGTTCAGTTTGTGCGCCAGTATGTGATCGCGTCACTACGTTATGCGTTCGGAGAGCTTGAATCGTTTAGTGGGTGGCTGTCCGACTATGTCATCCAGCACTGCGACAAGGGTACGCTCACGATGTCAGACATTCGCAGATCAGCGCGCAGGCAATTCGACGGGATAGCACCATACGCCCAGGAACAGACGATCCTGAACAACATGCGAGAGCTTGAGCAGGCAGGGTGGACAATCCGAATCGACGATGGGACACGCGAGCACCAGCACCATGCAGAGTGGGCACTGAATGCAGGATTAAAAGAACGGTTTGCAGACTACCGTCGCCGGGTGGTGCAGGCCCGGCAACGGCAAAAGGACGAAAAACACGGGGTCAAAATGCCCCCCGTATGGGGGTCGGACGATTAGGCTTTCCGTTGCCGACCGCGGCCCGACCTAGGGGCGGGAACGAACGCGGACATGATCGCGGGAGCGATTGCGTCCAGCGTATTGAATACATCGATCAGACGATGGGCTGCGGCACTGGGTGTGCGGTTACCATCGAGCCATTTACGGGCTGTTGTCTCCGGCACGCCTAGCAGCGTAGCCAATCCCTTGTCATCTAAATCATGGCGCGCCACTAGGGCGCGCACTTGGTCTTGTGCGCTCATTTATTTCTCCCAATAATGAAGAGCACTATCAGATTCACCAATACAATCATCATTCTTGAAACTGCCCATAGGTGGGGTTACACCGATGGAATTCGTCGCGCTGCGCATCGGTCATCAAGTCGAGTGCATCGCGCAAGAACTGGTGCAGGTCGCAGATCATTCGATCTGCATCGATGACGCATGCGATCAATTCGGCAATTTCAATATTGCCAGCAGCATACGCCTGGCGTTCTCTTTCAGTCAGTGTGAACATGTGAGTCCTTAGAGTAAGAACAGGAAAATCACGGACAGGTAGAACCCTGCACCCGTAATGACTGCGAAGAGCAGTCCTTGCCAAAATCCGATGTCATCGTCGTTCATTCTCTGTTCTCCAGTTCCAGTTCGATGTAGCGGGTCAAAAGCTCGCGCAGTGCGTCCAGTGCAGGATCGGCAGCAAACACCATGCTGGCAATCCCCCCATCATCAATGCCCATGTGATCCTGCACATGGGCACACATGGCATCGAGTCCCACATCGAGTGCCTCGAGTGCCAGTGCGTCAATCATTCGTTCTCTCATGATCGGATGCTCCCCATCACAATATGACGCAATGCTGTGTCGATGTGTTCATCATTGGCGTATTGGTATAACGTGTCACATTGGAATGAGACAAGGCCAGACGCATAGAATAAATCCCATCTGTAACGCTTGTCTGGGTCTTTCACATGCTCACATGCTGCGAGTGCTGCACGATGTGCCTGTAGGCGTTCGATGCCCAGTCTGATACATGTTTCGACTATTGCATCGCGCATATGCTTGATGTGATCGGGTTTAATTTTCATGGTGTGTGCGTCCTTAAAATGGTGCTGGTGGTAGGTCGGGCTGTTTGCGCTTTGGCCGGTATGCCCTGCGCAGCCGACCGAACGGCCACGCAGGGTCAGTCTTAAAGGGCCACGATGGGGCAGGTTCGGGTTTCATGCTTAGGTGTCACCTGTTCAATACGCCAGTTAAAACGATCCGACCCGATGCGTTCAAGCATTGAATCGATCTGCGCGATTGCGGCTCTGCGCGCCCATGCCAGGGTCTGCCCGTTCGAGGACACAGGCACGCCTTTATAGGTGGCGCGCACATCGCACACCCTGGCGCCCGATGCAGGATGTGAAACCATCCAGGCACCGTGCATTTTGTGCAGTGCGAATTGATGCACCTGGGTGCCCGAGATGACGATTAGCGGAGTGTATTTGATGGGATCGCCGAAGGGCTTACCCTGACGGTCGCGCATAGTGAATGTGGGCTTGATTGGCATGATGTGTCTGTCCTGTGTGTGTGATGGGTTCAGGCTTCGGGTGATCGTTCAATAAGTGCAATCGTGCGATGGTCTGTTATAGGTTCGCGCAGTCCGGGCTTGTACCATTGCCCGCCGTTTTCCACGGCAATCTGTGTGCCATATTCAATGGCTGATTGATTGAGGGTTGCGCCCCAATGCTGCAGGTTCATGTGCTGCGGCTGTACGCTATACAGGGCACGAGCACCTGACGACAGGGTGACAAGTAACAGGGTGTCGGATATCACTGGCATGGTGTGGTGCCTTATGTTCAAGGTAGGTTTGAGATGGAAACGATCGTGTGCCCCAATCGGGTCAGGCGATCGATGACGGTCTGATAGTCCGATGCGGGGCACACTGTGCACCCGCTCTCCCCGTTGCACTCCCAAATGATGCAGATCATGCTGCGGCCAATTGAATAACGCGGCGCTTATGGCCGAGTGCATGGTCTGCAATCACGATGTCACGCGCGGCAATTTGAGCACCACGGCACAGCTTGCAATCGATACAGGTAACCCGTGCGCCAGCTTCACGCGATGCAGGGCATGTGATCTCCCCATCCTGGCGCTCGACCCCGATGCTGACCCTGAACGTGCGCCACCCTGCAAGCTTCGCATCGGCACGGTCCTGGGTGCTGTCTGCCGATGCCATCACTAGCAGTTGCCAATCGCGGCATTGCGGGTCAGCACCCAGGGTGCGCCATTGGTGTGTGTAGCCCGTCCAGCCGGCCACATAGACCACCATCGATTGCCACATCGCGACAGGTGCAGCCGCTGGGTCACCATAGGTGCCGATGCGCAGCACGCGACCAGCAATCGCGCGAGCGATCACCCAGGGTGCTGCCTTAACGTACCGGCTTCGATGGTAGGCGCGCCAAACAGCCGCGGGTGCTTTGCCAACGTCCACATAGCAGGGTGCCTTACCGTTGCCTGCACGCACCAGGGCGGGCCTGTGCTCACATTGCCCGCAGATCGATTCATCGGCACCCGAGCGTAAAGCTTCAAGCGGGTGCACATCCTGGCGCAGAATGAATGTCTGCACCATGCTGCCTGTCTTACGATTGGTCGATTTACCTAAGCCCGTCACGATGACAACGATAGGTTGACCGTCAAGTGCAGACGGACCCTCATATGCGATATAGCCGAGCGGTTTATTCATGATTCGGTGCTCCAGGTTTTGAGGGTTTGCTGCGCTTCAAGCTTCGTTTCGCACAGTGCGACGATTGATGCGGTCAGCACATCGCGACCAAACAAGATTGCCCAGGCTTGATTTACCGGTAGAAATCGAATGTGAAACATGGTGTGTTGTCCTGTGTGTGTTGGAAGGGTGCACCCTGTGCACCCTGGGTGATCACGATTCGGATTCGGCTGCGCGATTGCACTCAATCTGTTGATCGCGGGTCAGATCGCGCCAATGGTGAATCAGAGCGAACGGGTAAAGCTGTTCGGGGTATTCGACATGCAAGGGTCGAACCTGGGTGCCGACGATGCGCCACAACGCACCCCATGTGTCCTTGGACACGCTCATGCACTCGGCCACCTCGTCGGGTGTCCAATACTTGAAGATTTCATCCGGCACGATGGGCTCGGGCACTGCGGGTGCATCGGGCACTGCGGGTGCATCGGGCACAGGACGACGTTGGGTCATGGTGTACCGGCCTGCATCGTATTCACGCAGCACCGACTGACCCAGGCAGTCAAGCTCGAAATCGAACAGCTCAACCCATCCGGTGATCATGCGAACCGTATCGACAAAATGAGCTTCGAACATTGAATTATTGGCAACGGAAGCGGGTGCCGTAATGATCAGGATTTGAGGCTTGCCGTAATCGCGGCCAGTGCGGTAACTGATCGTTTTCATGGTGTGTTGTCCTGTGTTGGAAGGGTGCACCCTGTGCACCCTGGGTGACTGTTACGCGAACCGCGGGCAGATGATGAATTCAGGCGATTTATCCCATCCGTGGGTGCGCGCGATTGCCAGCATCTCAGCCTGTGCCTTGCTGCGCAGACTGCAACGGATCAGAGCACTGATCGAGCGGGCTGCGAAATTCGCTCCAAGGTGAGGCGCATAAGCCAGGATTTTCGACATCTCTTTTCTTTCAAGGTTGTTCATGGTGTTGTCCTGTGTGTGTTGTGTCTGTCTGTCTGTTCTCGGGTGCTGCGCACTCAGCATAGCGTCTACCTGCACCCTGTGCAAGCATTTACCCTCACAATTTACAATCTTTCACAATGGACAAAGGGGTGTGACAAGTTGACTGGAAACGGGGAGTGCCAATCCTGGAAAACCTGGAATTCTGTACCCACTGGGTAATAGTCTTAAAAAGGCTATATAGGGTCCGTCACAATGTCGAATCAATATCTGTTCAGGTTTTCCCGGATTCACGTATCCCTTTTCCCGGCGCATTTGGCGCATCGTCTGCACCCATTGTGCAGTCTGCACCCATTGTGCAGTCTGCACCCTGCACCCTGTGCGCCAGGGTGCACAGGGTGCAGGCCGGCCTGGGTGTGCCTGGGTGCAGCTTGCACATGGTGCATGTGTGCCAGGGTGTGCGCCTACCTGCACCATGTGCACATCACATTGTGTACTTACACAGCACGCAAATGGGGTATTAAAAGGGTCGCGCAGAGTGGCAAAGGGGTCGCGCTCGGCTGTACAATGGGTCGCGTAACAGTCACCCA